ATGGGAAGAAGAAGACGAGACGAATATCAAAGTGGTGTTCCTCGAATAGGAAAATAAGGAGATATACTATGGCTATAACACAAGCGATCGCAAATGCTTTTAAAAAACAATTACTAGAGGGTGATCAGAGTTTTAAATCTTCTGGTGGAGATGTTTTTAAACTAGCTCTTTACACTTCTTCAGCAACTCTAAACTCAGCAACTACTTCATTTACTACAACTGCCGAAGTTAGTAATACAGGTACTTATGCGTCTGGTGGAGATAAGTTAACAGGTCAAAATACTTCAATTGCTTCAGGTGTTGCAATTGTTGATTTTGCAGATTTATCTTTTACAGGTGTAACGTTGACTGCTAGAGGAGCTTTAATCTATAACACATCGTCTGCAGTTACTAACGCAGCAGTTTGTGCTTTAGATTTTGGAGGAGATAAAACAGCTACTTCAGGAACTTTTACAATTCAGTTCCCAGCATTTACTACAGCAGCAGCTATATTAAGAATTTCTGGGTAATAGGAGAACTAGATGGCATTAGTTATTAACGATAGAGTTAAGGAAACTTCTACCACTACTGGTACGGGTACTCTTACTCTTGCAGGAGCAGTAACAGGTTTTGAAACTTTTTCATCAGCGATTGGAAATGGTAATACAACTTACTATGCAATCGTAAATAGTAATGGAGAGTTTGAAGTTGGATTAGGAACAGTATCAGCTGCAGCTTTAGCTAGAACTACTCCTATCTCATCATCTAATAGTGATTCAGCAGTAGACTTTTCAGCTGGAACTAAAGATGTTTTTGTAACTTTACCTGCATCCAAAGCAGTCGTACTAGATGCTAGTGGTAATACAACGTTAGGAGCAGATTTATCTGTTGGTGATGATCTTACAGTTTTAGGTGGTGTTATTGACTTTAAATCTAATAGTGGATCACCAGCTGCTTTAAGAATGTATTGTGAAACATCAAATGCACACTATCAAACATTAGTACCACAACCACACTCAGCAGCAGCCGCAAATACATTAAGACTTCCTGACAGCGGAGATAGTGGTACACAAGATTTAGTTGCTGTAGATATTTCACAAACACTAACAAATAAAACTTTAACAAGTGCAGTTTTAAATAGCACAATAAGTGGAACTTCAATTAAAGATGAAGATAATATGTCATCTGACAGTGCCAGTCACTTAGCGACACAGCAATCAATTAAAGCATACGTAGATACAGAAATAGCTTCAGTTCCAGTTGGAGACATAACTTCTGTTGTAGCAGGCACCGGTTTAACTGGTGGTGGAACAACAGGTGACGTAACTTTAAATGTTGCAGCAGGAAACTTAATTGACGTTCAAGCAGACCAAGTAGATGTAGATTTATCAGAATTAGTTACTTCAACATCAGATGCTGATGGAGATTTTTTTGCTGTAGTTGATGCAGCAAACGCACAGAAAAAATTAACAAAAGCTAATATCGCTATTTCAGGATTTAATAATGATAGTGGTTTTATTGATGGCTCTGCATTAAATGCAAGCAACCTAAGTTCAGGTACAATTCCTGACGCAAGATTCCCAGCTACACTTCCAGCACTTAATGGATCAGCTTTAACTAATTTAGATGCAGACGATTTAGGCTCAGGTACAGTACCTGATGCAAGATTTCCAGCAACTCTTCCAGCTTTAAATGGATCTGCTTTAACAAGTTTAAATGCAAGTAATCTAGGATCAGGGACAGTTCCCGATGCAAGATTTCCTGCTACATTACCAGCAGCTAACGGTTCTAATTTAACAAATTTAACTGCAGGTAACATTTCTAGCGGTACAGTTCCCAATGCAAGACTAGATGCTCAACTTCAAGACATTGCAGCTTTATCTGCAACAAGTGGTAAAATTATTCAAGGAGACGGATCTGATTTTGTTTTATCTGCGTACACACTACCTACTTCTGATGGATCAGCAAACCAAGTTTTAACAACTGATGGTTCTGGAGCGGTAACTTTTGCAACACCAACTACTGGAGATATTACAGGTGTAACTGCCGGTGATGGTTTAACTGGAGGTGGAACTACAGGAGCAGTTTCATTAGCTGTTGGTGCTGGTACAGGTATTGATGTTGCTGCAGATGCAGTTTCTGTTGATGTTTCTGACTTTATGACTAATGGTTCAAACAACAGAATTGTTACAGCCACTGGTACTGATGCTATGAACGCAGAAGCTAACGCATCATTTGATGGTTCAACTTTAGCAATCACTGGTGCAATTACAGCAACAGGTGATATTACTGCTTTCCATTCTTCAGATAAAACTCTTAAAGAAAATATTTCTAATATAGAAAATGCCGTAGATAAGGTTTCTAAAATAAATGGTGTTTACTACAACTGGACTTTTGAAGCTCAAGAAAAACATAAACATTTTACTAAAGAAAAAGAAGTTGGTGTCATCGCACAAGAAGTAGAAGAAGTTTTACCTGAAATTGTTCAGACAAGAGATGATGGAACAAAAGCAGTTAAATATGAAAGACTGTGTGCTTTATTAATTGAATCTGTAAAAGAACTTAAAAAAGAAATAGAAGAACTTAAATCAGGAGCCTAATTCATGGCTTTTGCTAGTAATCCATTTTCAGCAGCAGCCTTTGCCTCAGCAGGTCCTACCTCTGTTCAAATAACCGGTTTCGGTCTTACAGCAAATCTTAATTCTGTTACTATAGCTGGTACAGTTGGAGTTACTGTTATTCCAACTGGTTTTGATTTAACTGTAAATAATACAACTGCAATACAAGATACCTTAACCGCTTTTGCTCAAGCGCCTTTTGCTACTGAAAGTCCTAGCACCTTTAGTCCTGCAAATGTTACTATAGGCATTCAGTCAAATGCAGCCGTAACAGGTATTGCTATGACTGCTAACTTAGGTACAGCATCCACTGATGCAGATTCTATAGTTACTCCAACTGGTATTGCCATGACTGCTAATTTAGGAAGTGTTCAAGGTTTTGGACTAACTATAGTTCCAGTTACAGGAATTGCAATGACAGCTAATTTAGGCACAGCTCATGCATTTACTGATGTTGTAACAGAAAGTGTAACAGGTATTGGATTTAATATAAACATGGGAAGCGTCGTTGCTACGCCAAACTCTCAAATCAGTGTTACTGGTATTGCAATGACAATGAACGAAGGCACTGCAACAACAACTGCAGATGCTAATACTACTCCTACTGGAATAGCTATGACTGCTAATTTAGGAAGTGTAGGCATAGCTTTAA